CGACCTGGCTGGTCACCACGTTCAGGTCGATGGAGTCGCCGTACTGGTCGATGCCCAGCACGTACTGCTCAATGGTCTGGCTGGACGCGGTGATGCCGTTGTCCAGGTTGGTGTTGCCGGACGGGGTGAGCGGCGTGGTCACGGGGGCCTTGAGGCCCGCGCGGGTCTTGGTCACGGTTTCGCCAACGTTGATCGACACCGGCTCGCGGTCCGCGATCTCGCGGTAGCCGATGGCCGAAGTCAGGCCGCTGTGGAACTCGGTCTCCAGGAAGCCGGTCTGGATGGCGTTCTGGAGCGCGGTGGGCATGTTCTGAACAGGCATGGGGCCTCCAAGGTGTCAGGGTTGTGGTTTGCCCCCTGGCCGCCTGGGCCCGATGGGTCAGCGCTACTGCGCCGTTTCGGTGTGGTCGTTATTTGAACTTCGCGCGCTCGGCCTTGTACTCTTCCGGCGTCATCTCCTGGGCCTTCTTGGCCGTGGGAGTCTTCGGCGGGGGCGGCGTGCCGGGCGTGCTGCTGTTCTGCGTCGAGCCGAACAGGTAGGGCTTGGCCTCCTTCATGGCCGCCATGAGCTCGTCCGCGCCTTCGACGTCACCGGTCTCCTGGTTCAGCTTGACCTTGGAGAGGTCGGCGAGCTTGAGGCCGTCGAGGTCGACCATGCCAGCCTTGAGCGCCGCGGCCTTGAGTTCGGCGCGGATGATGCGCTCGTTGGCGGCCTGCTGGGCTGCGGTGATCTTCGCCTCTGCCTCCGTGTTGGCCTTGGCAGCGGCCTCCGTGGCCTGCTCTGCCGCACGCTTGGCCTCCTGGGCGCGGGTGCGGTAGCTGGCATTCTCGTGGCGCAGCTCCTCCACGTATTCGCGGGAGAAGCTCTCCTGCCCTTTGGCAGGCGGGGCCGGGGGCGCAGGGGTCGGATCAGGAGTCGGGGGAGTGGGATCAGGCATCAGGCCCTCCAAAAAGGGAAGGCCCGCATCGAGCGGGCCAGCTAAAGTTGCACCTGGGCGTCATGCCCCGGCGGAAATTCTAGGCGTCGTACATGGCGATCGAAAGGAGCGCCTGAGCGGGGACGGAAGTGGCCAGCAGGAGCGACACGCGCACCACCTTGCCGATGGGCGCGCACTGGATCAGCACGGTGCTCGCCGCGTTGTTCGCGCTCGCGCCAGTGGTCTGGACGGCACCAGCGTTCTTGATGGGCAGCACCGGGGCGATGAGCGGTCCCGCGTCCTGGCACTGAGCCATCAGCGTGTCCGCATTGGCGGTGTTGGTGCGCTTGGAGATGACGATGCTGCGCACCCACTCGGGCACCAGCACGTCGAAGTAGACCGTGTCGCCAACCGCCAGGCCAGCCTGGGCCAGCGGGTTGAAATGCTTCTCCCAGCGCGCGGCCATCTGCGTTTTCTGGACTTCGAGCACCAGGGCGTTGGCCACCTGGTTCAGGTCATATGTCGCCATGCGTCACCTCAGTCGTCGGATTGTGAAAGCGGTTGGGGCTTCGGCTTCGGTCCATCACCGCCAGCGCCTGCACCTTCGTCGTCTTCCTTCGGCTCGGCCTCGATCTTGCGGATCTCGTCGGCCGGGTCCGCGATGTCATAGCTGGGCGCGATGGTCTGGACTGCCGTCTCCTGGGAGATCAGCTCCTTGTCGCGCAGCACGCCCAAGGTCAGGGCCTCGCTCTGCTTGTCAGCGTAGGTCGGTGCATACCAATTCGGCCAGCGCAGGCCGATCGGTTCATCTTGCTTCAGCTCCGGGGCCTTCTTCCCGTTGATGGTCAGCTCGAACTTTGCCGAAGCCATCACGACCATGCGCAGGAGCTGCAGCAGCGCGCCCTCGCCGTAGGAGATGCGCAGGCGGTCCGAGAGCCAGATCAGCGCTTGGTTCATCAGCTCCATGGCCCGCCCGGACTGCGCGGCGCTCAGCTTGTCCGCGTTCGCCCTGTTGCCGTTGGCTGTCTCAAGCGCGAGTTCGCGCAGGCAGCGCACGTACTCGATCACGGCCGCGGCTGCGGTCCCGTTGATCTCGAGCATCTTGGCATCGCCGTCTTTGTCGACCACGATGGCGTTGCCGCCGCCCTTGACCATCTTGCCGTCGTCACCGACAGCTGGCTCTTTGATGAGCAGGGTCGGGTCGCTGCTGTACTTCAAGCCGCGGCCAGCCTGCGAGAGCTGGTAGTCGATCTCGATGCCTGTTTCGATGGCCTCCACGGGGAACGTGCATTCGCCGTCGATCTCGTCGCCGCCCGGGAGGTTCTTCACCCACACGATGGGCACGAAGCCCAGCTTGTGCGGGGTGGTCTTCTTCGGGTCGACGGTGGCCGGGTTGGCCTCGCCGACCTTCCAGGGCATGAACCAGGTCTCTGCCTGCTCGTCCCACTCGCGCCTGAACCAGAAGTCGACGGTCAGGTCGTCGGTCGCGACCTCGTAGCCCTGATCGGCCAGTACCTGGCCCTTCACCTTGTACTGCTCGGCGACCTTGGCCAGCGTGTCGGGCGCGTCCTGCTTCCAGGTCGGCGCCAGGTACATGGTGTTCGAGACAGAGAAAAACACGCGCCCGCTCAGGACGCGCATGATAATGGCCACCGAACCTACGCTGCCGGTTGTGGCCGCGTCGATCATGACCTGGTTGAGCTTCGTTTCCTTGACCAGATCGGTCAGAGTGTCGCGCGTCACCTCGTCCTTGCAGTCGACGGCCGGGAAATGGCCCTCGCTGAACAGCAGCGACACGGAGTCATTGACCACGATCTTGCACAGGCCATAGCGCACGCAGGGTCTGCGGTCCCTGATGGGGATATACTCCTCGACGCCGTCGCGCTTCTCCTGGTGGAAGCCATGCTCCAGGTGATCGTAGAGCGTCCCCTTGCGCACACGAGTCAGCACGTCGATGTCGAACTGCCGCTGGGGGAAGTCCTTGTCGCGCTGAATCTTCGAGACGATGCTCTTGAACATGCTTTACCTGCCCATGTGCACCACCACGGCGCGTTGCGTTGCTGTGGGCCGCACAATCGGCCAGTTGAAATGCACGAAGTACCCGAGCGCGTCGGGTGGATGGTCTTTGCCTGTGGTCTTGTCCGGCTCGCTGTTCTTGTCGTAGGTCTGCTGCTCCAGGCACTCGGTGAGCGTGGGGCACGCGCTGGTGTTGACCATGAGCGTGCGCATGCCCAGG